TTAAGTTAGTCAATATATATTCTTTTGTTTTTATTTTCTCTCTAGTTTCTTTTGTATATTCGTTTAAAAATTCGTTTCGATATTTATTTGTTGTCCTTGAGTAATCCCAGTAATAAGAGTCTAAAAATACTTTATTATCTTTCTTTCTAATAAATGCAATTATACTAGAATAGCTTTGGAAATACTTTCCTTTATCTGTGTATATAATAAATTGATTTGCAACATTGTTGCCTGTTCTGGGGCTTCTCATGTTTTCAACTTTTAATCTTGTTTTCATTTGTTTTTGTTTTTTATTGTTAGTAATTAATTTTGTGTCCATTTTTATAATAATATTTACTATATTTTTGTTTAAATAGTTTTATTGCCTGTTGTTTCGTATGATACAAATATTTCATTGTTTTATATTCTCCATTTAATAAGTCGGTAATGACTAAAAAACCATTGTTTGCTTTGTATATATTCATTTGTTTTAGTGTTTTATTGTTAGTAATTATCCGAGTTAAAATAATAATCGTTAAAATAATTTATTATTTCTCTTGCATATCTAGTTTGAAAGCCATAAGAATGAGTAAAGGCGTTAATTGGTTTATTTTCTGTTATCATGTGAAATAATTCTTTTGCGTTCAATTCATATTCTTTTGCAGTCTTATTTAATGCAGTTGCAAAAATATTTTCGTTTTGTTTGCATTCTCCATAATTTTTAACTAGATATTGTTTTATTTGTTTTGCGTTCATTTGTTTAGTGTTTTAAAGTGTTAAAAAATAATTATTATCAAATTTGAATTTATCTCCTTTGAATGCTTTGTTATATTGTAAAAAACCAAGATTATTAATTTTATAACTTATACAATCTTGAGTACATAAGTTATTTAAATAGTCAATTTTATTTCTAATTTGAAAAGGTGTTAATTCTGTTTTACCTTTTATTACTATTGTTCTTTCCTTTTCTCCTTTATACTCTCCTGTTTTAATTGTGTCTTTACTACTCTTAAAAATATATTTTCTCATATACATTAATAAAACTGGGGCTTGGTGTGGATTATTATTTAATCCTAAATTAATTATTAATTCTGTTGTTTTCATTTGTTTATTGTTTTTAATTTTATTTATTTATTATACTTATCAAAAATTATTTTTATTTCAAATAATAAATCTTTTGAATTTATAAGACCGCTTATATCTGTTTTTTCTTCTATATCATCTAATAAAATAATTAGCCTTTCTAATAAATCTAAATCTATTTTTACTTTTGTTTTCATTTGTTTAATTTTTTTTAGTTTTTAAAATAGTTTAATAATTCAGTTAAATTAAAATAATAAGTATTCCAACCATTTACAAAGCAATTCAATTGCCATTCGTTTGTGTTTAGTCTTATTATTTCTTTTATTGAAAGTCCTTTTTTAATTTCTAGGTGTTCTCCCATACTCATAGATAAAAATTTATTTTTCATTTTATTTTAATTTGTTATATATTTAAGTTAAAAATTGATTCTATGAAAGGAGATAACGTAACCACCAGTAAAAATATAAAGCAACAAAATAAATTTTTATTTCTTTCTTTCTTTCTTTCTTTTTCTATTTTCTGTAAATAAGTCATTTTTTTAATTGTTTTTGTTTGATTGATACAAATATATAAAAATATTTTAATACAATACAAATAAATTTAAAAAAAATTAAAAAAATTTATATACTCCTTTTGTTATATAGGTACAGGCGAATAACAAAAAATAATTAAAAACAAAATAAAAAAGATAAAAAAGTTATGAACATAAGAATTGTTAATAACTATAAGTGCATACTAAATTTTACACAGCAGACCCAGCAGTTTCACAGCAGTTTCACTGGCAAAAAAAAAGGGGAGCAGTTTCAACCACTCCCACTTTTCAAACAAATGAATACACAAATTTATAAAGCTTCTTGACAACTGTCACAACGCTTTACATCTGTATCTACTGAAGCTCCACAGCACATACTGTAAACCTCATCATATTCTTTTAAATAATTATCTTTATCAAATGATTCATAACAATCCCAATCAAAATCTACAAAGTCATAAGATAATCCATTGTAAGTAATGTAAATGTCTAGGTCGTTATCTCCTACTCTTATATCATTTACTTCAAAGCCCATAGACTCTAAATGATTTGTCACATCTTCTTCACTTGGTAAGTTTGGAACTGTGTTGTTGTTTCTGTAATCGCTGTCGCAATATCCTATGTCTGAACCTGCTCTCATAATTATTATTTTTTTATTTTAGGGTTACTTTTTTTAAAGTTGTGAAAGAGCACCCCCCCCTACCTTACCCCTCTGTCATCACTCATTCACAAAACAAATATATAAATTATTTTACAAAGTACAAAATTATTTTGTATAAGTTTTCTTTCTCAACAACATATTAATAATAGGCTGAGAAACATTATATTTTCTAGCAAGTTGATTCTGTGACACCCCCCCCTGATTATATTCTTCTCTAATTTCTATAGCTTCTTGTAAGGTAAACTTTCTTTTAGCGTACCCCCCTCCTCTGCTATCTTTTCTTTCAAATGGATTTATGCTCATTTAATAAAATTCTATTGGTTTATTTATTTTTTTATTTTCTTCTTCTAAAACACTAATTATAGTTCTTCTAATCTTTGCTATATAGAGTTCTATAATCTCTAATACATCCTCTCTACCCCCCCCTTTATATTTCTTATGCTTGTTCTCGTAATGTATTAACAAGTGTTGTAAAGCTTGAACTTTAATGTGTTTGTCTGTAATTTCTGGTTTCATTATTTTTGTTTTAATTTTTCTATTTCAAACTCTAAATGTGCTATTGCTTTTTTAATACAATCTATGGGTGTTTTATGTTTGCGATATGCACGCAGTATGTATGTGCAAGCAGTACCAAGATTATATGTTAAATCAAAATTTGCCACAACATCTTTTGCCATATAACCATTCTTTCCTATATAATAATCTGGAATGTTAAAATTATCTTTGTTAGCATTTTCACAGACCTCTTCCCCCTCGTCAGTAGTGTTTCTTTTATAATCGTAATAATATTTACTATGTTCTGTCATAATTTATCATTTAAATAGTTATCTATAATTTCTTTACATTCATCAAAACCTTTGGCACATACAGCGTAGTACCCCCTGCTTTTTGCTTTTAATATAAATTCTTTTTGTTCTTTAGTTGGGTAGCACTTTTTGTTTCTTTTTAATTCTATAAATAATCCAGAGTATATACCTCTTGGCTCAAATATAAGTAAGTCACTTACCCCCCTCAAATAGCCTGTTTGCTTTGCCCTTCTTCTTTGTGAGTGATGTTTTTGATATTGACCACCCATTGTTGCAGTAAATAACAACTTAGGATATTGCAACTTTAAATAATTTACAATAGCTATTTGTATTTTTTCTTCACTTAACTCTTTCAATTTTTCGTATGTTTATTGTCAAACTTTTTCAATCGTTCTTCAAATTCTTTTTTCTTTCTTTGATACACCCTATCAGAATAAACTAACCAAATAGTAACATATAATAAAGATAGTATTGACAATATTAATATAAATAAATTCATTTTAATCTTTTTGCTTTGTTTATACTTTGACCTATAAATTTAAGGTTTTGTTGTTCTTTTTCATAATCTGTTAATAATTGTTGCTGTCTTTTTGCTTGTGCATTTTTTTTATACTCCTTAATAAATTGACTCATAGTTCTTACATTTATAAAGCCTCCATGCTCTGAGTGCTTAATACCTTGCTCAAAAGCAAAAGCCACCTCCTCTAAAGTCATAGAGCCATGATTTCTAGATAAATCTTCTATTAAAAATTTAGACATCATAACTATCTGTGATGTGTCTGGTCTTTGACCTAACATCATATAGCACTTGCTTAAAAGGTCAACACAGTCAATATTAAACTGTTCAAGGTTATTTTTGAACCTATACCATACTTGATTACTTTTATCCATTTATCATACGTCTTGCCTCTTGCCAAGTATCAAGAGATTGTTCTACTTTACTTTTAGTTTGCTCTGTTATTGAGTTCTTCTCCCAAGTTCTAACAGCAGCCTTCCAATCTTTCATAGCGTTTTTACCTACCCTCCAACCATTAGAAGAATAAAAATCAAAAAACTTTTCTGCATCTACAATTTTAAAAGATTTTCTTTCTTGTATGTAATTAGCAACCTCGTCTAATGTAGGCTTAACAAACCTTTTAGCTTTAGCTTTTTCTTTAACTATAACTATATCTTTATCTTGTACTGTATAAGGTAGGGTTTGTGTACCCTTCATATACCCTTCAAGATTATACTTCTGTAATAATAATATAACTGACTTATGAACATTAGAGTTTGGATTTAACTCGCCATATTGAAAGTCTATAAACTCAGGAATAAACCATTTATCACCATTGTCAAATATTACTATTTTGTCTAAAAAAGATTGTGGTAACATATCTTCAGCAGGTATGTCAAACTTTAATGTTTCGCCTATTCTAATAGAAGCCACTTCTAAATCTACCTCCCATATACCTGCGTGGTTACAATCATCTAAAATGTATAACCATAATAGTTTAAACTCTGAAGATAATTCTCTTACAAATCTTTTCTTCCATTTATCTGTGTCAGTCATTCTTTTAGCCATTGTCTTGATTATTTAATTGTTCTTCTTCTACAAAATTATTTATCTGTCTTTGAATATTATTTAGCTTATCATCAAGCTTTCTATAATTATATGATAATTTTTCAATCATAATTTGCCATTTCTTAACTTTTGTATGTGTTTTATTAATAAACTCATCCTTACAAATTTCATAATCTCTTAAATACTCTTGATAAAACTTTGGCATTTCTAATGCTTGATTATGTAATTTTATGTAGTGATAAAAATTACTTCTATCCTTGTTGACAAACTCTGACATTTTACCTATAGGTATCTCTAACTCAAACATTAGTATATTACTAAATATAAGTCTAGCATTTACATTATCAGCATTTTTTACTCTGCTATTGATTGCAGTATTGTTTAATCCAAGCTGTGCACAAACAATAGTTTTTAATCTACTGATTTCTTTTTGTCCTACAAACTTCTTTTCTTTGTTATATTGTTTCATAATTAAAAGGGTAAATCTGGTTCATTGTTTTTAGTTTCGGTTTGTGTAGTTGTGTCTATTTTCCAAGCTACTATATTATTATAATAGTTGCCTTCATAAAGCCTTCCTGTTATGTTAATTTGACATACAATATCTTGACCTATACTAACACTATCTATCTTAGATATATTGTCTTTATGAGCTTCTAATTTAATTGTTTGTGGATAATCTCCACCTGTATTAATTACAAACTCCCTTTTTCTAAAGCCACTTTTAAATTCTTTAGTGTCATATTTTGCTTCTAGTGTTCCTTTTATTTCCATTTTATTTAATTAATTTAATTATTTCTATCATTGATTTATCACATTCATCACTCTCTACTAAACATCTTAAGTGTTTTACTCTAAGTAATGAAGGGTTTGCTAAGTATTTTTCTATTGTAGAACCTTTATTGCCTGTAATTTGACCAAACTTTCTTTTAGAAATACCTTGTGTTCTTATAAATACTTCAAATTCACTTCTTGCTTTTTTCATTTTTCTATTATAACTAATTCAACATCAAAGGTTTTTTTATACAGCTCCTTTATCTTGCTGTTCTCTAAGTGTTTATAGGCATCTATAAAAGATTGTCTTATACCTGTTAGGTGTTTTCCATCAAGTTGTTTAACTTGATTTCTAGTTATACAAAGTATAGCACCCTCTTTTGTCATAGCGTGTTTTTTAATTGCCATCTCTAAACATTTTTTTGAATTGTTCTTTTGGGTCTGTTGGATTATTATTGTCGTACAGATGTAATATTATTTGCTCTGCTTCAATAATTGTAAGCTGTTCAAAGTCAATATTAATATATTCATTAGCGACAGATGATGTTTTCATCAAATTTTCTATTGTAGAAATCTGATAAAGGTTACATCTGTCATCTAATAAATCGTCTATCCAATCCATTAACTATCCATCATTTCATCCTGACCATAGATTCCTTGTTCGTAAAATCCTGTCATCATTAATACTGCTCGTGACTTTGCACGCTTTTCTGCCATAGCTACAGGATATTTACCAGCTAGACCCATAGTGTTTTCTTGTGAGCACTCACCAAAACTTTCTACCTTAGTTTCAGACATCTTAGCAATACAACGTAATACCACCCAATCCTTTTCCATTACTATAGGTTCGTAAGATAAATCAATACCTCTGTTACTTACTATCTTGTCTATACCTGTTCTGGTAATAATTACAAAACCTCTCTTGTCTTTGTAAACATCTTCTTGCACTAAACCATTTGTTTCAAACAACCTTCTTAATGCTTCTTTTCTTGTTTCTTTTTTAATTTCTGACATAATATAATTTTTAGGGTTATTATTTTTTATCTATTAAGTTTTGTATTTGAATATCTAATATTCTATTTCCTACAAAAGCTAATTCATACCAAGCATTTTTGTAAGCTTCAGATGCTTCATAGTTTTCACTATTGTGAGCTTTTAGCTGTAATGCTTTGATATTATCTCTTACTTCATCTAATACTTTGTTAACATTAGATAAGTAAACATGAGTTTCATTACTATTTAATTTGTAATTTTTCTTTAATAATTCTTTTAACATAATACATTATTTAGTGGGTTAACACTGCAAATGTATAATAAAAAATCATATTGACAAACTTTTTTGTATTTTTTTTAAAAAAATTAGATATGAACTATCTTACTTCCTAAGTCCATTGGAATAAAAAGTCCTGTCTTTCCTTCGTCTAAAACAACACCACAGCCAAGTGTAGGCTTTTTAGGAAAGTTTTTACCATAATGAAAAGCTAATGCAGATACAGATATGCCACAACCTACGTTTAGTCCAAATATTAAATCGTTACGAGATGCCATGTAGTTTACACCACCAAAGCTGTGACAGTGCCCTATAACAGTAGATTGTCTGTTTGCTGTTGCTCTATTGACTGCTGCTCTTGCTCCACTACTACCTGTACCATGTTCGTATAAAACATTATCTATTTCCCATTGTAACTTCCACTGCCAGCCTTTTGGTGCGTTCCATATTTCTTCATAAGACTTCATAAATCTTTTAGGAATACCTGCTGTAGTAGCCTGACGAAAAGGTAAAGCTGAATGATTGCCTACACATACCTTTACATTACTAAAAGTGGCATACCATTTTTCCATAGCTGCTTGTGCTTTTTCTGCTTCTGTTTCTGCATTAGGCATTTCAGCCATCTTCTCATGATATGACAAGGCTGAATTATCTACTTCATCACCGATATGAACTATCTCGGAAACTCCAAATCTATTAAACACTTCGTAACAAAAATCTCTGTATTTTGGGTGACAGAAAGGTTCATGTGTGTCACCTATGATGCCTACATTTCTTGTAAGCCTATGGTTTTCAACCATTTGTACTTCTTCTGGGGTAAGTCTAAGTCTTTTACCATATATCTTTTTCATTAAACTGTTTTATTGGTTGGTGCAATATAAAATAAAAAACGAGATAACCAACAGAAATCTCGTTTTTTTACTAACCCTAAAACAATGATAACTCAGAATGAGTTTTTCGTAAGTATGCAAATATACTAATAAATTATGAGTAGATAGGAAAAAAGTAGAATTATTTTTCTTCTTGTTTTTTAGCACTACCACCAAAGAAAAAATCAATAATAGTATTTACTTTACTAGACATAGCTCCAAATATTGTAGATATAAAACTAATCTCAAACTCTCCTAAGTCTATTGTTTTAGTTACAAAATAGCTAAACATTACAAATGTTATACCAAAGTAAGCTACTGTAAATAATGTTGCTAATACTTTTTGTATAATAGCATCATCCTTATACATATCTCTAGCTGATTTTCTATCTTCTACCTCTTTAGCAAAAGCTTCTTTCTCAGCATCTAATAATACTTTTCTTAATTGTAGTTTAGCTTCATCTCTTTCTTTATCTGTAGTAATTACTTTATCCAATATACCTTCTGCATTATCTACAACTTTTCCAAGTATTCCTCCTAATATATTATTTATCATATCTTTATATTTATCTTTATCTTTATCTTTATTATATAGGGTTTATTAACCCTTTATGAACCCTTAAAATTCTTTATCAAAGTCAACATATTCAATGGTTACATCTTGCCCACTATCTATGGCTTTTGCAATCTTAGGATAAATCCTTTTATAAGCGTTAACACTTTTACCAACAAATCCATCTTTAAGAACTTGATTGGATTCTTGCGACAAGCCAACGATTAAACATCCACTGCTATGCTCGTCAGTGTTTCCAGTGTGAATAAGAATATACTCAAAGTTAGGAACATCAGTGACATGAAGCATACCAATGTGCATATTACGATATTTTTTAGAATATCTTTCATGAAAACCACCCTCTTTTCTCAATTTTAGATTGTAAATACCTGCTGGTATTCTTGTTTCTCCTTTGACTTTTAAAGCTCTACGTTCATCTTCTAATGTGTAACATAAGAATTGTAAGCCCATATCTGTTTCTTCAAACAGCAAACCAGAAGTAGAGTCTGCCTCAGAACTAAATCTTAATACTTTTAATTTCATTTTATTTTATTTTCCTTGACCACGAGAAGGCTTCTTATAACCTTTTTGTCCTTTACTAGCGTTCTTTGAGTGAACCCCTTTTCTTTTAACACTTTTTGTAGGTCTAAAAATAAAACCAGCTTTTCTAGCAGCCATCAGTTAAATTTATTTAATATTAAATTATCAACAAAGTTTTGAACATCTTTACGAGTGGCATCAAGTTTCATCATTATATTTGCCTCAAATCTTACTTGTTCTTTACCATCAAATATTATAATAGTAGGTACTTTACTAATTTTTAAACTACTTGCATCAGATATGTCCATATAAAAAACCTTGCAATCACTAAGGTTGTTTAAGTCTAATGTATTTGATTTATTAAAATCTGCATTGATTTGTAACACAACGATACCATTTTGTGTTTTTTTAAGATTTGTTATTACTTGCTGTGCTTGTAAATTATAACTTACAAGTAATAATAATGCTATTATATTATTTTTTAGAAACGTCATATAATCGTTCATCAACTTTTTCCAAAGTTTTTTTAATTTCATCAAGCTGTTCCCCATTATACATTACTTGATTTCCAATAGCTTCAATCCTTAAATCAAACTCTGTTCGTGTAACATCTTGTTTTGGCATTTCCATAGCTGTAGCTATATCACCTTTTAACGTAAAGTAAACAGCAGTTATACTTACTAATGCAAAACCTAAGCTTATAATAGTTTCTAAACTTAATTTTAATTTTGTTTCTTTACTTATTTCTGTTGCCATTATTTTTTACATTTGTTGTCACATTTGTTAAAACATATAAAACCAAATGTTACAAAAGTTATTAATTTACATATTGCTTTCATATCAAAAAAATAAATAGTTAATACCAGCTTTTAAATTATACCATTCTCTACCCCACATATCATTATAATCACCCTCTATGAATAAACCTAATCTTTTTTTATTACCTAATTTTGTACCTAAAACAAAACCTATCGTGTAATCTATTCTGTCTTGTTCTAACTCTATATATCTTAATATTTGCTCTGACACATCATCTTGTAACCATCTTTTTGGGTACATATCTGCAAAAGCGTGTAACCAAAACCTATCTCCATAATGATAAAAACTACTACCAAAAGCTATACTCATTTCTCTAACCATACCTAAGCTGTCTTGTACGTCTAAAGTATATTCTCTAACTACTTTGCCAAAATGATATTTATAAAATTCATAATCACTTTGTGCTATTTGCATACCATCTTCATTATACCAATTCCAGTCATAATAATCAAACCAGTCATCTTGTCCATTTTGATTACCATCTATGTAAAAATATTGGTCTTCATAGCCATAGTCATAAGCAAGTTGATACCACATATTACCATCATCTATATATTTTTGTATTGCATTGTACTCATAGCCTAATGGTCGCCAACTATTCATAACACCTGCTGTTAGATTTATTTTATTACCTATTTTTAATCTTAATCTTGTATCTACATTAGAGTATTTTATATCTGCCAAACCATTAAATCTTTGCTCTGCTTTTATTGTATAAAAATCACCTATATAACGTAAAGATATGTGCCTATTTTCAAACTCTCTACCTTGTTGTCTTTTAAGCTCTATTTGTGCTTTATATTCTAAACCATTGACTGCACCTATTATAGAGTTGTCTGATATATATTTTTCAGTACCATCATAAAAATTACCAAGTTTACTTTGATATTTAAATCTTGCTAGTTTTCTTATACCAACTGCTATTGTAAAATCGTGTGGGTTTTCTCTTGTTAAATTTACTAAATCTCCCTCTACCATTTGCCAGTTGCCTTGCATAAACAAAGAGTTATTTACACTAATTGATGTGTATATAGTTGACCATTTAAGCAAATTTATTTGTGCAAAAGTAAAGTTAGTGCAAAACAATATTAATATGGTAAATAATACTTTCATTATGAATCCCAAACTATAGTTAATGTAGAGTTCCAAAAAATGCTTTTACTCCCTGCTGTTTGCTTTCTTAATAAACATATAATAACATCATTAGCTTCTACTGTTAAAGTACCTGTAACAGTCATATCAACAATTTCAACAAATGCACTACCAGAAGCGTTATTTGTCAAATCACATTTTTCACCTAATAATGTCAAATCTGCATTTGTGCCTACACCATCTGTTATAGATAATTTATATAGCTCTAAATCCCAATCTGCACTGGCACTTCCAGAGTGCATTATTTTCCAGTTAGTAATACTACCACCAACAGGACATACTAACTCAGAATACATAGAAGCCCATTTTCTACCAGAATTTACTGTACCATTAGTGGCATCTTGTGGGTCAACAGTTTGATTCCAATTATGAAAGTCAGCAGAAAACTGCTTTGCATAATAATCACCTACAGAACCACTTGAACTATGAAAACCACCTATAGACAAATAAGTGTAAGTTCGGTTGTCTTGCCATTGTAAATTACCTGCTGAGTTTTTAGTTAAATAACTATTATTACTAGCTGTGCTAAATCCTTTAGGATTATGTAATTGTGATTCAGCTAGTGTGCTATGTTCATTACTTGCCATATTATATACCTGCTACAAAAATTTCTACATCTACATCATTAGTTGCTGGATTTACTTGTATGCTTGCTATATCTGCCATAGTTCCAAAACTAGGAGATGTATCTGCTTCAGCTAACATTAAGTCATCTGGAGCTCCAAGTATATGAGATTGACCAGCATCCAATCTTACTTGATAAAGAGTTGCTGCACCTACTACTGCAAGTTCTACAGGATTAGTATCATCTAAGTTAGTAACTCTTATATATTTTGCATCTTCTAAATCAATAGCATTTGCAGAAGCAAAAGCATTACCACTAAATGTTGCTATTGTAGTTGTTTGATTATTAATACATCTAACTATTCTTTTAAATGCTTCTGTAATATTACTTATTGTAAGTTCTTTTGTACCACCAAAATTTTGACCACCTAGAGTCAAAGTTTCAGAAAGATTTACAGTTAGTGTTGCTGCTGTTATTGTTGTTGCCATTATTTAGTTTTTTTTAATTTTATTTCTGTAATTAAATCTTCTTTTAATATATTTAAAAATTTTAAAAGTTCCTTTTCATCCACCTTACTCTTGTAACCACCACCACCATGTCTTTTACCACACATCCAAGAGCCATCAGGCATTTGATGCTCATATCCATCTGGACACTTAGGGTTTCTTCTTGCATTATCTGTTTCTTTCATAGCCTTTTTCATTGGATGTTTTTCAGGAAGCAAATCAGTATCGTGAGTACCACCTTGAAATCTTCCTTTACGCATCACAAAAAGAAAAGAGTTTACTCTTGCATACGCCCATTGTTCTTCAGATTTTACATTGGGTCTTACCGATTGCTTATTTGTTCTGTAGGCACCGATGCCCCTATCAAATACTTTTTCCAACTTAGCATAAGTTACTTTTGGATTCCAATTTACCTTCAAGTCCTTTACATCTTCATTATGCTTTTCAACTTTAGCTTCAAGTCCTTTCTTAACAGTTGGACTTACATTCATAGGCTCATCAGTTTTTTTAGCATCATACATAAATTTGATTACTATTGGCTCACCCATTTCATTAGTTGTCATTTCAAGCTCACCTTTTTCGTGCAGCTCTTTCATCATGTCTTGACTAAACTCTATGTGTAAGTCGTGGTCTATATTATTTTTCATATTATCTTTTCTACCTTCTAATTTTTTTGTTAACTCTAATATAACATCTTTCATACCTTGAACTCCAAGATTACCAATAACACCCCACTTAATTTGAGCTACTACACCTGCTACATTTGATAAGTTTGGCTCTGCATCTCCTTTGAACTTTTGACCATCTCTAAAATGACGCTTTGCCCAACTCTCTCTTTCTTTTATCCAAGCTCTAATTGACTCTGTATCTTCTCCTTTTCTAGCTCTACCCCAAAGCATAAATGCTTCATTACCACGAATATTACCACCTGCCTTCCATATCTTTGGCTGCTGCTCTTTTAAGTTTTTAGCAAACTCATAAGGGAACTGCTTTTCTTCGCTATTACGCAAAGTAATTTTTTTATCATCACCTTTTTTTGGAAAGTTTGTAGCCATTAGTAAAATATTATTCCATTAAGTTTTGTAGCATGGTCAACATCAGGCATAGATGAATCACCATCTTGACCAAACAATGGATATTTTCCTGATTGGTCTTCATGTTGTATAAATGCTATCATATCATCAAGCAATACTTTTGCTTTTCTATAAGTGTCTTGTTTCATTTGATTAAACTGCTCTACGTTAGCAGGTGTACTAAAATCAGAAACATTTACTACAACCCCAGCAGAAGTTGTATTATATTGTATTTCGTTCATAACCTCAAAACGTACAAACCAACAAAGTGCAGGTTTTAAAAAGTCATTCATTAAAACTGTGTTGTCAGATGTTAAAGTTGAGTTATGATTTTGTGTTTTTATTTCTTCATAAAAATCCAGTCCTAATTCTGGTTTTATGTGTGCTAATTCTGCAATATCAATAATACTATTAGTTATCAAAGCTGTATCTGTTGCTTGATTTGTAAAAGAATTAGATATTACTTCTGAAGCAGTTACTAAATTATTATATTGTCTTACATTACCCATGTTAGTTTCTAGTTATAGTTTCTTGTTTTTCTACTCTAATTAATTGTCTATCTGCTAACAACATATCACCATCTTCTAATTTACCTAAATCTTTGTGTAACATAGCTCTTTGTTCATTTATTGTAAGAACTTGTTTTGGGTCTATGTCTGACAGAAAAGATATAGGTGGCTCATAAATTACAGTTAAATCTTCTGTTTCAATACCAATTTCAGATTTTATAACCTTTTTTATTGGTTCTAATAATATATTGGTTGTATCTTTTATAACTGTTGACATAGCTAGTTCATAAGCTATTCTTATCTCACTACCAGTATTGTTCATTTTACCTGAAGATACTATACCACTAAGTGCTGGTTGCCATCTGTGAGCAGTTATAATATTTTGGTCTGTTAATTTTTGTAAATCTAAAAAGTCACCATCTTCTTTGTTGTTAAGAATCTGAACATCTGTACCTCTACTTTCATCTGCGTTCTTTACAAGGAATAATATCTTTGAATTGTTACCACTACCTGTTAATGTGTCTTTAGCAGTTTCGACAAACTTTTCTGCTTCTGCTTCACCAAAATCACCATTTACAGTTACTATTGCAGAAGGACTAAATCCATTCTTAAAATTTGTATGGTTAAATTTACCTATTTCATAATCTATTGCTATGTGCTCTAATGCAGCAACATAATCTGGTAAACCATAAAAATTAAATGTGCTTTCATAATCTTTATAATGGATTACAAATCGGTCACTTCTTATTTCAGGATAAATAGGAATTACCTGCTTTTTCTCAGTTGTTCTTTTGTAATTATCCCAATCAGGATGAAAACAAATACTCTTTTTATTTTTACTTACTCTAGCTGTTGCAGCATCTTTATGATAAAAATTAACACCACCTTCATACACAACACCCTCTAGGTATGCGTTTCCATAAGTGTAATAATCATCAGCTAATTTTTTAAAACAATCTTTTAGTGTTTCTCCATCAGCATTTACGTCTGATATAAACTCTTTTAATTTATTGTTTTCTGTTTTAAAACCACTACCAGTAGTAAATGTAGTTTTTTGTGCTAGAACAGACCTATGTGTTGATGAATGTCTTTTTAAATCAGCAAGATATTGTGGAAAAAGATTATCCTTACCAAATGGTATATAATCTTCTCTTACTCTATCTATTTGCTTTACCTCTCTATCTACGTTAGGTGTGCTTATATTTACAAAAGCGTACTTAGTGTTAAAACTACTCTTTGTCTGAGATGTTTTTACTTGACTTTGCTTTTGATTTCTTTTTGGTTTTTTTAGGTGCTGCATCTTCTATTTTTGTTACAAAGTCATTATCACCTCTTTCATAAACCTCTTTTAGTTGTTCTTGTGTTGCGTTAGACCAATCTACTCTAAGTCTAGTATCACGAAACTTGATAACTCCTTTTTTTAATCTTGATTTATACATAATGCTAATATATTAAAAAAAATACATAGCTAGGGGAAAGACCCCTAACTATTGTATATTTATTATTGTTACGATATAGCGACTGTACCTGCTGATGAATCAGGTGTGAATGTACCAGTAAATGCTCTTGGTAATTCTCCTGATTGACAAGTAATACTTACTGTAACACCATTTTCATCACCTAAAGCTGCACCTGTACCACCCTCTATTGAAGAAACAGTAGCAAACATTTGTTGGTTTGCTATATCATCCTCTAATGCAAATGCTTCTGAACAACCTATTACATAAGCAGCTCCATTAAAATCTTGAACGAATACCATTAATTTTTGGTTTCTAGTTGATTCTAATGCTCTAAGGTGAGCAGAAGAAATGTTAGGAACGAAAAATGAAATAGTGTGCTCAAACAGAATAGTACCACCCTCTTTTGTACCAGTTGTAGTTAATGAACCTGTGCCTTGCTTTAAATCAAAAAGCACTGCATCACCTACACCTGTAACAGCAGAAACAGCATGGTCACCACTATTATCAAAAGTTACACCAGTTGCATCTGTGAAGTCAGTTATTGCTATATATCGTAAACCACCTCTTAATTCTAAATCGCTGTGATTTACTCCTAATGCTTCTATTGCCATTTTATTATTATTTATTAAAGTTAAAAATTATTAGGGGGAATATTTCATCCCCCTAAATTTATTTACGACATATTGTCTGGTGTGTAATAAACTGCTAATTTAGCATCTTTTAATGCAACACCAATAGAGTAAGCTACTCTAAAACGATATTCTTTGTTGTCGTTTGAATACCACTGCTCAACAGAGTTTTCGTTAAAGTCAGTTGCAACAACAAAAGCGTCTTTAGTAGTTAACATAGCTCTGTGAGTTTCAGCAGCATTTGTAGCACCATTAATATTTGCAACATTAGCAGCAATAGCCACATCCCAATCTCTACGAACAATAATAGGAATACCTCTATAAGTAAGGTTTGGAACACCATTTACCATAGCACCATAACCAGCAGCTGCAAAACTAGAAGATTCTAAGTTTGTAGCCATATAGTCATCAGCAATATCACCTGATACAAAGTATGCGTGATTTCCTGCTTCTAATAATTCAGGAGAAGCAGCATCATACAATCCTTTCAAAATATCTAAACCACGACCTGCAACTAAAGCTGAATCAGATGGTTGTTCAGTAGCTAAAGTTGAACGATTTAATTTGTTAGCAGTTACATTAAATGCTGCATCAAATAAACCATCATATTGGTCAAAAGCACCTGTTCCTGAAGCAGCACTTGATAACCAAATCTGCTTGTTAAAGTCAGCTTTTACACCTTGTCCGATAAGGTCTAGTAAAATGTTTTTTACAACAGTTCCATCTACATTGTCAAACTCAAAGCCTCCTCTCATAAGTTGTCCTTTGATTTTGTTATATAAAGCGTTACCTGCAAAAGCAACCTCTGCTTCTCTACGAACAGGAGTTAATGTTACAGTATCACCAATCTCTCCAGACTCTCCTTGAAAAGCTGAAGAAGAAAAAGCGTTAGTTATTCCACCTAATTGTTTGAACTTATCAACAACAATAGTTCCTGATACATTAGGCATTACATCCATAAAGGACATATAGTCTTGCCCCATAAATAGAGGCTCAATAATTGATTTACTTACATCATATTTGTTTACTGTAGGTAAATTTGAACTTGTTAAAGTTGCCATAATTTTCTAATTTATTATTTTAATAATGATTTAGCAAAAACTTCCCACTCATTAACAGCTTTCATATCAGCTTCATTAATTGCAGGGTCATTTTCTGCCTCTATTTTTGTTTCTGTAGCGTTTAATTTCGCTAAATCTGCTTCTAATTCAGACATCTTGTTTTCTAAGTCAGCAATTTTGCTTTCTTTTTCAGCAACGATATTTGAAAGTTCTTCTTTCTCATTTGATAAGTCAGTAAGTTTATTAACTACCTCGTCATTGTCAGAAAGAACAACAGAAACTTCATCAACTGGGCTTTCATCTACGTCTTTACCCTTAACAGCATTAATTATTTCATCTTTAACACCATTAAACCAATTTTTCAATTCGTCAGTCATTTTCGTTTTTTTAATATTACTAATTAACTCCAGTTTGCTTCTAACTTCAGACTCATTTACATTTGTAAACTTAGAGAAGTTAAAACTTGCAGCTACCTTAATAGGTTCTGTAATAACATCTACAAAACCCATTTCCTTAGCCTCTTGACTTGTTAGCCAAGTTTCTTCATCCATCATATTTGAGATTTCTTCGTTTGTTAACTCAGTTTTACTCGCATAGATAGATACAAGCTCTTGTTTAATCTTATCTAGTAAATCTGCTGTTTTACGCATATCTTCTGCATCACCTGCTGATTTACCAAAAGGATTATGTATCATAAAGAATCCATTTTCAGCCATTTCTATATTATCTCCTGCTAAAGCTATTATACTAGCTATAGATGCAGATAAACCTTCAATCTTTACATTGACATGACCTTTATGTGCTCTTAATACATTATATATTGCAAGACCATCAAAAACACTACCACCTACAGAGTTCATTCTTAGGTTTATGTTTTTATCTCCTGCTGATTTTAAATCTTGTATGAAATTTTTTGCTGAAGTTCCATAATCACCTATTTCATCATAAATAGATATTTCCACAAAACTTGCAGTATTTTCAAAAGTGTACCAGTTATTCATTTGGCAAAAATACGATATACCTTTATTTTTGATAGGAAAAAGTTGGAATTTTTTATCTAATGTTGTATTCTTTTTTAAAACTCTTACTTCTTTTATATACAATATTAGCTGCTGTTCTTTCTGTAATATCATACTTAACAGATAAATCCATAAAAGCATAAACAACCTTGCCTTTGTTTTTTTTCAACATTTTAGAAAAATCAGACATTACCATATAATCTCTTAGTTTTTTAGGGTCAACTAAGCCTTTTTCTATAAGAAAATGTAAAACATTTTTAATACCAGCTTCTTCAGAGTATTTAGCTTTTATTTCATCATAAGTTTTTTCTACAAACTGATTGACTATTTCAAGCTTATTTTGACGTATTGCCATAATCTAATTTATACATTTACCTAAACCTTTGCAAAAAGTTATTAATATTTTATTAACATCTAATTGTTAGAAAGATGCTTGACTCTCTAATGCAGATACTCTATTTTGTGTTGTTGTAACTTCACTCTCTACAACTATAACTTGTGAAGTACCTGCATTATTACTTACAATATTTTGTATGCTTCTTAGCTCACCACCTAAAGCAAATCTTTCTCCAGAACTAATTAATCCTCCATCAGCAAACTTAACACCATTACCATTGAAAGAATTTATAGCAGATAATATAGGTCTAAAAGCTGATGTAGATTTTTTATTAATAATTGCTTCACCACCTTCTGCTTCCATAACTCTACCACCTACTGCAAACTTAACACCACCATTAGCATGAGAAGCACCTTGAAATACACCACCTCTGGTCAAACCTCCTCTAGCAAATGTAGCTGTGCCTTCTGCGTTTGTACTTGCTCTTTGTACGTCACCTGCTCCTCCACTACCACCTGCTTCGCCTTTAAGAGCAAGAAGGCTAGCAATAAGAGGTGCAACAGCAGCAGCCATTATAGCCATACGAGCAAAAGCACTAAAAGGGTCACCATCTTTTGCCTGCTTTGTGATAGCTCCCTTAGCATCAATAATACCTTTTATTGCACTAGCAACACTAGCAGCTTTTGTTATTGCTATACCTGCTTTTGCAGCAGCAGTGTTTTTACCCATTAATTGTCCTATTTGTGTAAGAGAACTACCAATAGTCATAGCGTTATCTATGTTAGCTTTTATAAGTTCAGATTTAGCTTTTTCATTTTCTTCTGTTTCTTTAAGGTCTTGTTTTCTTTGTTTTACTTTTAAATTAGCTAATTTTGTTTCTAAACTAGCTCTTTGTTGAACACTCAATTCTGTTGTTTTTAAAACATTATCTGTATGTTCTAAAGTTAATCTAAGAAGTTCAGAATTTAATTCTTCCTCTGTTTTTATGATGCCTGCTGCGAATTTTTCCTTTTCTTTGTTAAGAATTTTATTTAATTCTATTTCTGCTAATGCTGCTGGAGATAATTCTTGTTCTCCTCCTCCTCCTCCAGAACCACCACCTCCTGTGCCTCCTGTATCTCCTGTACCTCCTGTACCTCCATTTGTTTCATCAGGTATAAAACCCTTTCCAATAAGCCTTTTTAATAAATCTGCTCTATCTTCAATTAATTTAGTACCTTTTTCTGTTTCTTTACTAAGTTTTTTCTGGGCGAGTTCAAGAAATTTTATTGCGTTTTCTATATCTCTAACTTCTTGAGGTTTACCACCAAAACCTTCTTCTTTTAATTGAGTAGTTAATTGGTCTAATATGTTTTGTCCTTGTTCAACTAAAGATAAATTTTCTTTTAAAGATAAACCCCTTGAATCCATTTGCTTTTGTATTAATCCTTCAAGGATATCTTCTCTTTCTAAAACCTTATTTAATCTATCAGCTTCATCTTCTTGTTGTTCAGCTATTTTCTCACTTTCTTTTTGTAAAAGAATTTTCATAGCTAATTGGTCGTTTAAATCTTTTAAAGCTTTTTTAACATCTTCACTTGATGATTTTTCTGAATCTAAATGTGATAGATAATTAGGATATTCGTTTTTAAGTTCTATAATTAATTTTTTTCTTTGTTCTTGTGAAAAATTTACTTTATTAAGTTCAATAAGAAATCCATTTAAAGCAATTCTGTCTTGATTAAGTTTTTCAGACAGTTTAACTTCTGCTGATTTTGCTAAAAAATTAAAAAATACTGCTAATTTATCTATTACACCTTGTAGATTTTCGCCTATTTGGTCAATCAAAACAATTTTTAACCCATCTAATGCAGACTTAAATCTAAGTATAGCACCTTTTAAAGCGTCACCAACTGTTCCTGCCATTTCTGCTGCTGCTCCTTCAGCTTTTTCAAAAGCAAGTATTTGACTTTCTATAACATCTACACCTTTTACCATTGTAGCAAAAGCAGCAACTTGTCTTTGGTCAACAACAGCCAACATCTTTTCTACATC